TAACGGCATTTTAACTTTACACGGTAAAGGTTTTAAACGTCCCACTAATAAAATAGAATTTAGCACAACAGGAGATAGCCATAAATTTATTATGCCGGTTGTAGATTTACCTTGGAGAGATTCAAGAGATATTGACGCAGTTGAGTCAATGCTATATCGAAAACAAAAAAACTATGATAAAAATTAAAAATCTCACTGTTAAAAACTTCATGAGTGTTGGCGCTAATACTCAAGCTATCGACTTTGATCGTAACGACCTCACGTTGGTGTTAGGTGAAAATCTTGACCTAGGAGCTGATGGATCGCGGAACGGTACCGGCAAAACTACTGCGATTAACGCACTTAGTTACGCATTATACGGCTCTGCTATTTCGAATATAAGACGCGACAATCTCGTAAACAAAACTAATGGCAAAAATATGCTCGTTAGTCTCGATTTTGAAATCAACAACACCACATATAAGATTGAACGAGGGCGTAAACCTAACTTACTTAGATTCTATGTTAACAACGAAGAACAAGCTGTAACGGATAATGCCCAAGGCGACTCAAGAGAAACACAAGATGCAATAGAACAGATGTTGGGCCTTAGCCACGACATGTTCAAACATATTTTAGCACTTAACACCTATACAGAACCGTTTCTAAGTCTCAAGGCCAATGATCAACGCACAATTATTGAACAGTTGTTAGGTATTACGCAGTTAAGTGATCGTGCTGATCGTATTAAAGAGCTTAACAAAGAAACTAAAGATGCGATACAACAAGAAGAGTTTCGTATCCGTGCTGAGCAAGAAGCCAACAAGCGTATAGAAGAACAGATCGACGCGGCTAAACGCAGACAAACATTATGGACAACTAAGCATGGCGAAGATATCAAAGAACTTGAGAAAGCCCTTAAGGCGTTACAGAATATACAGATTGAAGTGGAGATCCAAGCGCACAAAGATCACAAGGCATGGGATCAAAAGCGAAAGGATATCAATGAACTTTCTGGTCAGATCTCACGAATCAAACTGGATATCAGCAGGGAAGACAAGCTGGCGGCCAAATTATCAAAAGAAATTGAAACGCTCGAATCTCATGAATGTCATACGTGCGGTCAGGCCTTCCACGACCATAAGCACCAACAGGTATTGGAGGCAAAGCAGAAAGATTTGGTCTCGGCTCGAGAGGGCAGCGCAACTTACAGCAACCTCTTATCAGAACTGGAGACTGCCAACACATCCTTGGGCACGTTAGGCAAGCCGCCTACGATGTTTTATGATAATGAGTCAAATGCTATTCAACACCAAGCTACCTTGACTAGCTTAGAACAACAGATCGCCACTAAACAAACAGAAACAGATCCGTATAGTGAGCAAATTGAAGAAATGCAACAACAGGCATTAAAGGAGATTACCTATGACACACTTAATGAACTTACTCGCTTACAAGAGCATCAAGAGTTCTTACTCAAACTACTTACAAGCAAAGACTCATTTATCCGTAAAAAAATCATTGAGCAAAATCTTAGCTATCTAAATGCTCGGTTAACACACTACTTAGATCGTGTAGGCTTGCCGCATACTGTAGTATTCCAAAATGACTTAACAGTAAGTATCGAAGAGTTGGGCAGAGAGTTAGACTTTGACAACCTAAGTCGAGGTGAACGAAATCGTTTGATTTTAAGTATGAGCTGGGCATTCCGCGATGTGTTTGAAAGTTTATACCAACCTATTAATTTGTTGTTTATAGACGAGATGATCGACAACGGCTTAGATACACAAGGTGTTGAAAATGCGCTGGCGCTGTTAAAACAAATGTCGCGTGAAAGACAAAAATCAATTTGGTTAGTAAGTCATAGAGACGAACTAGCCGGGCGAGTAGAAAACATTCTTAAGGTTGTAAAAGAAGGTGGTTTTACAAGTTATAATACGGATACTGAAATTGCGTAGAATTAAAGTACTCCACATTGAACCTACAGATGTTTGCCAAGCAGCATGTCCGTTATGTGCTAGAGAAACCGATTCAACCTTTAATAAAAGTTCTAAGAATCATCTGCGAATAGAACATATACAACGACATTTTTCAGATCGAATAATTTCTAAATTAGATAAAATGTTTATGTGTGGCAATTATGGCGATCCGGCGGCTGGATACTATACCATGGACATCTACAATTACTTTAGAAAAGTTAATCCAGAAATTGTGTTAGGCATGAATACCAACGGTGCTATACAAAGTACATTCTTCTGGCATGCATTAGGAAAGTTATGTAACAAGCCTGAAGATTATTGTGTGTTTAGTATTGATGGTCTAGAGGATACTAATCATGTTTATCGTGAAAATGTAAACTGGAAAAAATTAATGAGCAACGCAGAGGCATACATTGCCGCAGGCGGATCAGCACACTGGGACATGTTAGTTTACAAACATAACCAACATCAAGTTGATGCCTGCGAACAATTAGCCAAGGCGTCTGACGCCTTGGCTACAGTTAAATTAACTTGGAAAACTGACACACCAAATTCTGTGTGTAAAACTACTTGTTCAAGTAATAAAAATAAAACCAGTTTTACAAATCAGTGGCAACGCGAGGTGCAGTTATGTTAGCAACCTGGCATTTTCATATTGAAATATCTAGCAAGTGTACCTTGCGCTGTCCTCGGTGTGCTCGCCAAGAGGTGCCCGATAGTTTAGTTAATACCGAGTTAGACCTAGAATTTTTTAAACGAAACTTTACCCCAGAATTTATTCTTGATAATGTGGAGAAAATTACATTCTGCGGCGACGATGGTGATCCTATATATGCACACGATCTCATACCGGTAATTCAATATATCAAATCAATTAAACCTGTTGAGATTGTTATTATTACTAATGGGTCACATAAGAAATCAGAGTGGTGGCAGGAATTAGGTAGTGTTCTTACTGAGCAGGATACTGTACATTTTAGTATAGATGGCTACGACAATGCCAGTAATAATTTGTATAGAGTGAACAGTGATTTTGTATCAATCATACAAGGTATTGAAACTCTCAGGCTTACAAGTAAGTGTCGATTAATATGGGCCGCGATAGCATTTAAGTTTAACGAGGATCAAATTGACTATATGCATTCGCTTGCAGTAAAATTGGGTATGGATGCATTTCAACTTACCAAAAGTACTAAGTTTGGTAGTGTATATCCTAGTTATGGCAACAACGATCCGCTAGAACCTAGTAAAAAGTTTGTCAGCGGCTCGCATAGATTTGAAAGAGATGTTATACTGTTAAGCTCGCGTGGGCTTAATTTGCAGGCAAACACAAAGAATATACAATTATATAAATCAGTAACAGAGGTTAACGGTGTTAAACCCTTGTGTGAGATCGGCAACAAAGGACTTTATATTGATGCACAAGGTAGATTATTTCCTTGTTGTTGGGTGGCAAACCGCTATAGTCATAACTCAGAATGGAAAGCTATTGCTAACAAATTTGATTTAAATTATCGCACACTTACCGATGTTGTAACTGATGACTTTTGGAATTTTGAATTTAAAACTTTCGAGTGGCAAGAATGCCAAACTAAGTGTGTAGCAAGCAGGGTTGATGAAAAATATGCAACCGAGTGGTAAAATGATAACTACTAGTCCATGGTATGGCTGTACGAAAACACACAAATTGAAACTTTACCCGAAGATTGTGTTGGTTTTGTTTATTTGATAACAAATAAACTAACCGGCAGAAAATATATCGGCAAAAAATTAGCAAAATTTAGCAAGACAACATATAAAGTAGTAAAACTTAAAAACGGCAACAAGAAGCGTAAGAAAATTAGAAGCAAAATAGATTCAGACTGGCAAACTTATTTCGGCAGTAACGATCAACTTAACAAAGACATTTCAGAGCTAGGCTCAGACAACTTTACAAGAGAAATATTATTTTATTGTACATCAAAGGCTGCTTGCAGTTACATAGAAGCTAGAGAACAATTTAATCATAAAGTACTAGAGTCAGACGACTACTATAACGGGCAGATAGTTTGCCGTATACACGGTAGTCACATAAAAAACAAAATTTAAACTAGACAGGCAACAACACACTCTGTTTGGTCGAGGATGCTCGACTCGCAAGGAGGAACGGTGAGATACCCGGTCCGGAATGGCTTGCGTGTGAAAGGCAATTGCTAACTTAAGGCAACAAATGGTTTGAGCTCTGTTGAAAAAGAAACAACTCATGCTTATAGGACTTGGATTTATTATCGGGTTACTAGGGTTCCGTTGATTTGTGAAGCTAGAGTAAGGGGTACCGGTCAACCGCCTCTGTGTAGAAATACAATCTCTTTATAATAAATGACTGCTGTCACTCGGATAATGTGAAAAAGTCAGTTCACCGTGCATACGGTGAATTGTGACCACATAATCTGGATAATGCATAAAAGAAACAATATGTCTGAGCTTTAGCGAAAGACATAGATCTCTAAGAGATCTAAAAACAGTTAAGACTTTAATAAAGCAAATTTAGCTTTTCTTCCTTCTGATATAGCTTTACGATGTGCTTCTGATTCAGGCTTACGCATTTTCTTTATCAGATTTACCTTTTTCTAAAAAAATGGCAGGCCCGACTTTTTCGTGGTCTCTAAATTGTCTTTAATAATCTCATTGATTAATGTTCGTTCTTGAACACTAAGTTGCATGGCATGATCATAACTAAGGCCACCTCGCATATACCACGCCATTTTTAAAGCCTCTTGTCTAATGTCGTTTGTTTCGTTGTCCATCTGGTCAACAACATTACTAATCTGATCAGGGGTAGAGATTAGGAGGCGGGCTCGAAAAAACTGGACATATCCAAGGTAACAGTTTGCTGGTATTCGTGCTTACATTCAGGGCAGGTTAACTTAATCGGTTGCATTTCAGACTGTGCCTTATTTGTAACAATGTAATCTCGAATCTCATTGAATAATTTTCGATCGCAGTTTTTTAATAGTTCTTCGATAAATTCAGGTTCACTTACCATGGCTGTAGGAGTTTTAACCATGGCAATGCTTTGCGCCAGGGCTTTAACAGTCATTGCTGTAACTTCTTGCAAGGCCTTACTCAGAGCACTCATTTTATCAACATCGGTTCCTGCACCATCGGGTATATTTTGTAACATTTTTTGATTCTCGTACTGGAGTTTATTATTGTCGCTCATATTTTGATAACTCATTGGACGAAAATATATTTCCATGTCTCCGGATGTTATTGGTTTTGCATAATCCACAGGCCGCATGCTATCTAACACATTCCGTAAATCAATTGTTTGATCGGATACATGCTGGCATGCTGGGCATTGGGTACTAAAACCCATTTCGTGTCCGTAACTGGCAATTCTAATAGATACTAGCACAGTGTCGACATCCATAGACGGAATACTCCACGCATTCTTAATGTCTGGAACACAACTTTGAATTACATTAACTGTAGCCTGCCCGTTAAATAGTGCGTCCGGAGTACGGTATGTAATTTCGTCAATGGCAGTCATTGGATACACAGGTAATTTATTGGTTTGCGGCATATTAAGAGCACCTTGCGGATAAAACTTACCTTGACTAGGTAGCTCGATATAAATTGCTGGTTGTCTAAAATACTGTCTTAATGGGTTGTTTTCGTTCATTTTTTGCCTCGCTAAATATACTTATGTCCGACAACATTGACCCAGAACAAATTCGCGAACTCAATGCAAATTTAGCAGCATTAAACGAGACGCTTTCCAAAGCATCCGGAACGGCCGCAAAAGCCCCAGGATCTGGTGTTGGTGCCGGTGTTATGTCGGAACTATTTGGCATGTCCAAAAAAGCATCAGGGACACTAGATGCATTAGGGGGCAGTGCCTTAGGACTGTCTAAAGCATTGTATTCCGGTCAAAAAGGCGCAGCAGTTTTTAGCGATGCGTTAGAAGGCCTGTCAACTGCAATATTAATGATCCCTGGGCTAGGCCTAGTAGCCAAGGCCGCTACAATGACTGTGCTGGCATTTTCTAAAGCACTTGGGGCAGTTAATAAACAAGGCGATGCACTTTACAAGTCCTACCAAGATTTAGCAAAATCTGGATCAACTGCATCAGACGGTATAACTGGCGTGTTCAACAACATGCAGAAGTTTGGCTACGGTATCGAAGAACTTGATAAAATGGTCAAGTTGGTTTCGGAAAATTCCGAAACCTTGGCTGCATTTAGTCTAACTGCAGCCAACGGCGCTAGTGCATTTTCCGGAGCAATGCAAGGACTAGTTAGAGATCCTGGACTTAAACTGTTGGGTAAAACTCCCGATGATATCAACGCCGCCGGGGCTGCCTTTATCAAACAAGCAGTAGCATCGGGGCAAACTCAGGCAACAATTGGAAATAATTTATCCACTGGCACTAGAGAATATGTTATGCAACTTGATAGATTGCAAAAACTTACAGGAACTAGTGCAGATCAATTGCAAAAGCAGCAAGATGAAGCATTAAATCAAGACGCCTACAATCAAGTAATAGCCGAGCTAAAAGCCAGAGCAGCAGCAGGCGGCCCTGATGCAGAAATAGCAAAAGCACAGATGAATAAAATATTGTCTGTAAGTGCTACACTTGGTGCCGAGCAAAGGAAACAATATCAAGCAGGTATCGGCGGTGATATTGCCGCTATGGGGCCGTTGTTTATGGCAGCACCAAATTTGCTTAAAGATAGTATGGATGAAACAGCATCCACGACTAAAACCATGAACAACTATGCCCAAGATGCGGGCAATACACTAAAAGCCCTTGGGCCCAGTGCCAAGTTAGCCGCCGGTGCATTCCGTGAAACCGTTGGATCGGCCCGAGAACTTCGAGAATCTCAGTTAAGAGCTAGTAACTATGATGAACGAAATGCCGCAGTAGATAAAGCACAAGATGTACAAGATTCTGCAACCGAAAGCCTATCAGATCTAGAGTTACAAAACATGAATTCTAGAGATGCTCTACAGAGTTTTGTTCAACTAGGAGTAGCACCAGCAACCAAAGCAATGGATGCCTTTGCCAAAGGTGCATCTCACGCTACCAGCTTACTGCCAGGCGCAGGCCCAGCTGGTCAAAACAGTGTTGCAGGTAAACTGGATGCAATGAATACAGCAGGCGGAAGAGTTGTTCCATCCGGTGCCGGTGGCAGCCCAGCCGGATCTGCAGGACAACAAGTAGTAGGATCAAGTGAAGCAAGAGCTAAAGCTGAAGGGTATTACGGCAAGAAAATGTCGGATACAGAGTTTAGTTCATTAATAAAAGCAACACACGCCGAAGCCGGCGCAGGTAAAAAAGCCAGCCAAGAAGAGCAAGCTATGATAATGGCCTCTGTGTTGAATAGAGCTCGCACAGATCAAGGTGGAATTATGGGTGCCTTGACTGCTAAAAACCAGTTTCAATCAGTTACCGGTACAGCAGCTGATGGTCATCGAGCTAGCAACAACTATCTCCAGGGTCCAGATAAAGATCGTTTAAAATCAATTGAAGGTGCTACCGCATACCTAGATAAAATATCTAAAGAGCAAAAGAACTTTACAGCGGCCAGTTCAGCCGCATACGGCCCAGGTACTAACATTGGCTATAGAGATAAAATGCTAGCTGGTGGTGGACAAGTAATTGGTGGTAGTGTGTTTCAAACTGGAATGCCCACCGGGTCAAAATCTAACGCAAATGACAAAACTACACTTGCATCGGACAGCCATAAAGCTCAACTAGGGGATTTAGATAAAGCAGCACAAGCCGCTCGCGATAAACTAGCCGCAACTACCGCCGGCCCACTAAACGGCTACCAATCTCAACTTAGTGGGTTAAACCCATCAAAAACATTACCGGAAAAAACAGACGCCACACAAACAGCCGCGAATCTTCCTGTGGCAGGCGACGATAAACATGCTGATTTGTTATCTCAAATTTTAGGCAGCCTTGATAATCTCAATCATTCTAATCAACAAATCGCTAGTAGCACCAAGAAATCTGTACAGCTACAATCATAACTACATAAATATACGACTATGGAATTTTATGTATATCAGTATATTACAAACTCGGGCACACCTTATTATATAGGTAAGGGATCTGGCCGCCGCATGCATAGACACCATACCAAAACAACAGTACCTCCTGTAGAGCGCAGAATTGTTATTAAAGATGGGCTTACCAACGAAGAAGCTAAACAACTCGAAGGTGAATTAATTACCAAATATGGTCGCAAATTGGATGGCGGTATTTTAGATAATATTAAAATTAATCAGTGGGCGTGTGCGGTAGGGTGGAAACACTCTGAAGAAACCAAACGAAAAATAAGCGAAGGCAATAAGGGTAAAGTTCGTACAGAAGAACACAAAAAAAATTATCGTAAACCTAAAACAGCAGAACATGCTGAAAAAATTAGACAGGCAAACCTGGGCCGCCCGTACGACCCAATTAGGGCAGCTAAAATATCAGCCACTCTTAGAGCAAGAGGCAAATCCAAGGAACAGTTAAATGGCAACTGAAAACGGTAAAAACGGAAGAAATGGTGGCTGGCGCAAGTATTTTAAAGTCGCTAACACCGGCGGCCAATTAAGTCCAATTTCAGGTGGCAACCAATTTGGATTACCTGGATATGACCGCCAACGTGGCGGTGATTTTACCGGCGGTACACCCAACGACTTTGCATTCCGCAACTACGCTAGCCGCTTACCAGAAGTATATTCTGGACACCCAAATCGTATTGAACGCTACAATCAATATGAAAACATGGATGCTGACTCCGAAGTTAATGCCTGCTTGGACATTATTGCCGAGTTTAGCACACAGGTCAACAACGATAACAAAACACCATTTGACATTACTTTTACCGACAAGCCAACTGATCACGAGATCGAAATTGTTAAAAAGCAACTACAACAGTGGACTAAACTAAACAAATTAGATCAACGCATATTTAAACTATTCCGCAATACAATCAAGTACGGCGATCAAGTATTCCTCCGTGATCCTGAAACTTTTGAAATGTTCTGGATCGACAATGTTAAAGTAGCCCGTGTTATTGTTAACGAAAGTGAAGGCAAGCGTCCTGAGCAGTATATCATTCGCGACATTAATCCTAACTTTCAAAATATGTCAGTAGCGTCAAAAACCACATCTGACTACTATGTGAGCCGTGCCACAGGATCAGTTGGTCAAAATAACTATACGGCCCCTAGCGGCGGTGCAGGCGGTGGCGGTAGTGCCGGCACAGGAAACAGCCGTTTTACACAGGCCATGAACGAATCGTGCATTGATGCTCGCCATATTGTACACCTGACCTTAAACGAAGGCTTAGATTATTTCTGGCCATTTGGACAAAGTATTCTAGAAAACATTTTTAAAGTTTACAAACAAAAAGAATTGCTAGAAGATTCTGTCCTGATTTATCGTGTACAGCGAGCACCAGAACGCAGATTATTCAAAATTGACGTGGGCAACATGCCAAGTCACATGGCCATGGCCTTTGTGGAACGTGTCAAAAACGAAATGCACCAGCGCAGAATTCCTACCACAACAGGCGGTGGCGCTAATATGATGGATGCTAGTTATAATCCATTATCAGTAAACGAAGACTACTTCTTCCCACAAACCAGCGACGGCCGTGGTAGCTCGGTAGAAGTCTTGCCCGGCGGCGAAAATCTAGGCGAGATTGACGATTTAAAATACTTTAATAATAAAATGGCCCGTGGCCTGCGTGTACCAAGTAGCTACTTGCCTACAGGTCCAGATGACAGTAATTTAGCCATGAACGATGGCCGTGTAGGCACAGCACTTATACAAGAATACCGCTTTAATCAGTATTGTATGCGTTTACAACGATTGATTATGCAGAAGTTAGATGACGAATTTAAGATGTTTTTGCGTTGGAGAGGCTTTAATATTGATGCTGGATTGTTTAGTATTAGCTTATGTGAGCCACAAAACTTTGCCAGCTATCGTCAAGCTGAAATGGATACAACCCGTATTACCGCATTTAGTCAACTAGAAGCACTACCTTACATGAGTAAGCGTTTTATGATGAAGCGTTATCTTGGATTAACCGACGAAGAAATCATGGAAAATGAAGAATACTGGCGTGAAGAGCGTGAAGAGCCAGAATTGCAAACTACACAAGGGCAAGACCTGCGCAGTGTTGGCATTACTCCGTCAGGCCTTGAAGCCGATATTCAAGCTGGACAAGATCTTGCTGGAGCAGATATTATGGGCGACGAAGCCGGTACTCCACCAGTTCCTAGCGTATCACCACAAGGTACTTCTCCTGGTGCAGGCGCTCCGGCTGCAGGCGCTCCGGGCGTTCCTGGAGTCTAACGCTAAATATTAGACAATGATATTAAACGAAATCTACGACAAAAGCCCTGAGGCGTATCAAGATGTAAGTCAGGACAATAGCCAGCCACAACTAGGCGATACTAGAAAAACACGACTGACACTTCGTCAAATTAACAAATTGCGCCAAATGCAAGATGTTAGAAGTGTAGAGTATAAAGAAAAACTCAAACTCGTTAAACAGCAATATGCCCCTCCTCCAGCGGCACCTGGACTATAGTTACCTGTAACAAACTAGTCAAAAATACCCAGTTTTAAACCCCAAAAGTACCAATATTATTCGTTGGTAGTAAATACCTTACGAGCCATTACCTATAGGAGAAAATATGACATCGAAATTTGAACAGTTAATTGAGTTTGTAATCAATGACGAAGAAGACAAAGCTAAAGAGCTTTTCCACGACATCGTGGTACAAAAATCCCGTGAAATCTACGAAAACCTTATGAATGAGGAAGAAGATGACGAAGAAGAAGATTCTGAAGAAGAAGAAGATCTTGAAGAAGGTCAAGACTGTATCGGCGGCGACGCTAGCGACGATTTAATGCAAGATGTTGAATCTGACGAAGCTGGAATGCAGATGGAAGATGAAGCTGAATTTGATGATGAAGCTGAAGAAGACGGCGAAGAATTAACACACGACATTGAAGGCGGCAATGATGTTGAACACGATATCGAAGATCGCGTTATTGACTTAGAAGACAAACTTGACGAACTCATGGCTGAATTTGAGTCATTAATGGGTGGAGAAGAAGGTGGCGAAGAGTCTGATTTAGGCGGTGAAGAAGGCGACGAACTAGGCGGCGACTCACTAGAAATGGACGATACACAAGCATTTGCTCCTGAAATGATGGAAGAAAACATCAATTTAGCAGCCGCTCCAAAGCCTGTAACAAGCGAGCCAGCTGGTACAAATACCAAGTCTACTGTAGCATTTAACAGTGGTGCTAAAGGTATGGAAGGTGCTCCGGTTAGAATGACTGGTGACACAGCCAAAGGCCGCCCCGCTCCAAGTACACAAGCAGTAAGCAGTGACAAGTTCCAAAACGAACCTGCAACTGGCAGTAAAAAATTATCCCCAGCACCAAAGCCCACAACGGCTCAAGCAGCTGGTGTTAATACAAGAACTCCGTTTCCAAAAGGTTAATGGCTAGGTATGGCTCGATATCTAAAAGAACATCTAAGCTTCACCCAGGCAGGGCTTGAAATCCTGTCAGAGGAAGCTCAAGATGGCTCCGGTAAAGGTACCCTAAAATTAAAGGGTATTTGTATCGAGGGCGGCGTTCGTAACGCCAATGAGCGAGTATATCCAGTAGATGAAATTGCCAAAGCAGTGGATACCATCAACGAACAAATTAAAACAGGTCATTCAGTATTGGGCGAAGTAGATCACCCAGATGATTTAAAAATTAATCTTGATCGTGTAAGTCACATGATTGAAAAAATGTGGATGGATGGCCCTGCTGGTATGGGAACATTAAAGATACTACCTACACCAATGGGCGAACTAGTGAAAACTATGTTGACTAACGGTGTAAAATTAGGGGTTAGTAGTCGTGGCAGCGGTAATGTCAACGACCATAACGGACATGTCAGTGACTTTGAAATTGTCACTGTAGATGTGGTTGCTCAGCCAAGTGCTCCAAATGCATATCCAACAGCAATCTATGAAGGCCTTTTGAATCACAAAGGTGGACAAAGATTGTTAGATATGTTCAAGGATCCAGCCAAGAGCAGCAAAGCACAGAGATTCGTATCAAATGAAGTGATTCGTTTGATTAAGGGTCTTAAGATTGAAGGAAAATAATATGCTAGATGCTATTAAACCGTTACTAGATAGCGACTTGATCAACGAAGAAACTCAACAACAGATCTCAGAAGCATGGGAAGTAAAGTTGAACGAAGCCCGTGAACAAGTACGTGCAGAACTCCGCGAAGAGTTTGCACACCGCTATGAGCATGACAAAACAGTGATGGTGGAAGCCTTAGATCGTATGGTAACAGAAGGTCTGCAAGTAGAACTTGAACAAGTACAAGCTGAAAAGCAAGCACTTGCTGAAGATCGTGTTAAGTTCCAAGGTAAAATGAAAGAATCAGCAACGAAGTTTAACTCGTTTATGGTTACTAAATTAGCCGAAGAAATTGGCGAATTGCGTAAAGATCGCAAGATGCACTCAGAAGGTGTTCAGAAGTTAGAATCCTTTGTAGTACATGCACTTGCTCGTGAGATTTCAGAATTTGCAACAGACAAACAAGATGTAGTTAATACAAAAGTTCGTTTGGTGCGTGAAGCTCGCAAAACATTGGAAGGTCTGAAGAGTAGATTTGTTAAAGAATCTGCACAGAAGATGACCCAAGCTGTTAGCCGTCATCTCAAAGCTGAACTCAGCCAGTTGCAAGAAGACATTAAAGTTGCTCGTGAGAACAATTTTGGTCGTCGTATTTTTGAAGCGTATGCAAGTGAATTTGGTGCAACTCATTTAAATGAGAAGCAAGAAGTTCGTAAACTGCATGATACAATCGCTGCCAAAGATGCAAAACTGTCAGAGGCCATCAAATTCGCCCAGAAAGCAAAAGTTTTGGTCGAAACCAAAGAACGCGAAATGCGTATCCTTAAAGAATCTAATCAGCGTGAAGCTGCACTAGAGGAATTGCTTGCTCCTTTAAACAAGGAAAAAGCAGAAGTGATGCGTAATTTGCTTGAAAGCGTACAGACAACTCGTTTGTCCAATGCTTTTGAAAAGTATCTACCAGCAGTTTTAGAAGATCGTTCCGTAAAAGCCAAAAAAGTAATTACTGAATCATTGTCTGAAGCAACTGGCGATAAATCTGCCCGCAGTCCAGATGCAGATCGTATTGCTGAAAATCAAAGCAATGTGATCGATCTAAAGCGTTTGGCAGGGCTGTAAAAAGATATAACAAAAGGAGACTTAAATGTCACAAGAATTATTAGAAGGTCGTTGGAGCGAAACTAAAGATGCATTATTGGAAGGCCTTTCTGGTTCCAAGCGTACATCTATGTCCGTTATCCTCGAAAACACAAAGAAGTACTTGAAAGAGAACGCAAGTTCTGGTTCAACAGGTTCTGGTAACATTGCTACACTTAACCGTGTAATTTTGCCAGTTATTCGACGTGTTATGCCAACCGTTATCGCTAACGAGTTGGTTGGTGTTCAGCCTATGACAGGCCCAGTTGGTCAAATCCATACATTGCGTGTACGCTATGCACAGAGCTTGACTGACAGTTCCGCAGCTGCTACTAGTGTATCAGCTGGTCAAGAAGCATTGAGCCCATTCACAATTGCAACTGCATACTCTACAGTTCCACAAGGTACAGGTACTGCTACTGGTTATACCGGTAACAATACAGCTACCATGGAAGGCACTGGCGGTAAGCAAATTTCCGTACAAATCTTGAAGCAAGCTGTTGAAGCTAAGACACGCAAACTCCAAGCTCGTTGGACATTTGAATCTGCACAAGATGCACAAGCTATGCACGGTATTGATGTAGAAGCTGAAATCATGGCTGCTTTGGCACAAGAAATTACTGCTGAAATCGACCAAGAAATCTTGTTATCTCTGTCTACATTAGCTGCAACTGAGTACACATACAACCAAGCTACCGTTTCAGGTACAGCTACATTCGTTGGTGACGAACATGCCGCTTTGGCAGTTCTGATCAATCGTGTTGCTAACTTGATCGCTCAACGCACACGCCGCGGCGCTGGTAACTGGGCTGTTGTATCCCCAGCTAGTTTGACAGTTCTACAATCTGCAACAACTTCAGCTTTTGCTCGCACAACAGAAGGCACTTTCGAAGCTCCTACAAACACTAAGTTTGTTGGTACATTGAACGGCGCTATGCGTGTGTTTACAAACAGCTACGCTCAAGATACAGCGAGTGTATTGGTTGGTTACAAAGGCACATCAGAAGCTGATGCTGCTGCGTTCTATTGCCCATACATTCCTTTGATGAGCAGTGGTGTTGTGCTTGATCCGTCAACATTCGAACCAGTCGTATCATTTATGACACGTTATGGCTTCGTCGAGCTCACCAATACTGCCTCATCTTTCGGGAATGCAGCAGATTATGTTGGAGAAATCAGCGTACAAAACTTATCATTCTCTTAATCAGAGATTGTTTGTTTTATTCAACCCAGGGATGGGAAGAAGCAGAAAGGCGCCGCAAGGCGCTTTTTTGTTGACTTTTATATCTATAAATGTTATTATAATTGGGTGAAGTAGCAGTTCAGGACTAAATACTATTATGAAAGATATGAACCAAGTAAAACCTTACACATACCTTGTTAAGCACAAGGGCACCGGCAAAGTATATTATGGAAGTAGATGCCAAAATGCCACTAAGTTTAATAGAACTCCTGCTGAAGATTTTTGGAACTATTATACTACAAGCAGTGAAAATATAAATGGTATTATTGAAACAGAAGGCAAGGATGCATTTGATTATGAAATCCGCAGGACCTTTAACACAATAGAAGAAATGGCTGACTGGGAAACTAGAGTACTTACAAGATGTCGGGTATTAGAACGACAAGACCGCTGGATGAACGGTAACGTCGCCGGTAAAAAAATACTAACAGACGCAGGCGCTAAAAAAATTAGTGCAACACATAAAGATAAACCTAAAACAGAGGAACACAAAAAGAATTTAAGCGCAGCACAAAAAGGTAAACCTAAAGTCAACTCCAAAAATCAAACACCAGAATACCGTGAAAATATGTCTAAGTTAAAGTCTGGTCCAGGTAATGGTATGTTTGGCAAAGGATGCACAGAAGAAAGGGCTGCTAATATCAGTGCCGCCAAAAAAGCACAGCAACTGACAGCGTATAATAAAAATATTCCAATGACAGAAGAACAAAAGGCAATTATTCGTGCTACTAAAGAAAAAAATAAAGTAATGTTGACCTGTGAAGTGTGTAACAAAACTATGCGGGCAAGCCATTATAAAATTTACAAACACGGTCTAACCTGTAAACAAAAACCCTAACATGCTCGAGCTGGCACGGTGATCGCTGTCGAACCTTAAATTTTATACCAGCTGAGATATTTGTGTATTTTGTCTGTCACTGAGGCCCAGTCGCCCATGGCGGGTTGACGGAATAACCTAGCGGTAGTATACCATGGACTAGAGTCGCGATCCAACAACCAGCGCCAATCAAGTCCAAATTGATTGAGCATGACCCAGACTGGACGGCCCAGGGCACCGGCTAGATGTGCCACAGCAGTGTCTACACTCAGCACCACATCAAGATGGTGTACCAGCGCAGCGGTGTCAGCAAAATTGTTAACTGTGCCTGGATAAGCAGTTACACCTGCGGCAATTAGGGCTGCTTCTTCATCCCCAGTGCAGTCAGCCTGCAGATTAATCCACTCATAAGTTGGGTTGCGGTTAATTAATGCTAGCATTACGTCAAGTGGCATGGCCTTGTGCTTATTAATCCAGGTATCTCTGCGACCCGACCAGCAAAACCCCACACGCAATCGTCGTTTTGGCCCTAATCGCTTTAGCCACGCCCGAGCCAACTTCTCATCAGCTTTAAGATAAAATTGTGAGTGTGTTAGATTTTCAACGGTAGTTCCAATCACACCTGGAATACTCATAATAGGAGTCCAATAATCAAATTCTGAGACAATATCGGTGGGTGCGTACAGCCGACTAATCAGCGGAAGATTTTGAAACAACGGAACAAGACTTTCGTTCACCTGTACAACAACTCGCCCGCCTCGGCTGGCCAGGTCGCCAACAAAGCGGATAAACTGGATATTGTCCCCGTGCCCTTGTTCAGCCAGAACCAGGATAGTTTTATCCGTTAAATCTTGACCAGTCCAGCGTGGTTGTACAAGATTGGGTAGTACGCCATTAAGATGCTCGTACTTCCAACGACTTTCATATTGCGGCCACCCGCGAGCATAATCACCCTTGAGCAAGTAGGCCACTGCCAGATTAAATTGGGCAGTGATATTAGTAGGGTCAAGTTGTATTGATCTTTGTAAAAAAGGAATAGCACCTTCAGGATCGCCCGACTCTCTTAAGACATTTCCGTAGTTGCAAAAAGCAGCTGCTGAATGCCGATCTTGGGTAAATGCCTGGGCATAATAAGCAAGTGAAGCTTCTGGATTATTTTCTTCTCGGGCGATATTGCCGTGTGCTATTAATTGTTCTGTATGCATGGTTCTATTTAATTCCTGGCGTAACACCCTAAAATATTTGTTAACCATAAATACAAGTCAACGTAATACGGCGTTTTATGCGGAAGATTAAGACCAACCGCGTAGTGACTAGAACTCACATCGGACTTCTTTAAGGAGAAAAAAATCATGGGTCGTCCTCTAAAAATTAAAAAATCAACCACCATAGACATTGGTTTCAATGACTTTGGTAATGTAGAAGTGCCAGTTATTCCAAATGGCATGACAACTACAGAATTTCTGGGTGTAGTTGGTGGTGCAAATACTAATGTTGCAACATCTGCATATCCAGTAGTCGACATTCGTGCGAATGTTAACGGGGTAGCTGGCGACGGTTATATTATCCGTCAAAAAGGTGCATCTAAGTATCTTGCAACTCCTAATAATACAGTGGCCGCCGGTAGTCTTGTTGCTGGTGACAGCTATGTTATTAAAGCTCTAGGCAATACTAACTGGGCCGCAGTTGGCGCCGCTCAGAACGCCGCAGTAGGTGATGTATTTGTATGTACAGCCGCTGGTTCCGGATCTGGTTCAGCAAGTGATGTTGGTCAAGTTTTATTGGTTAACAGCGCAACACCACAGTCTGGTTATGCATCTATTACGTTTAATACTGGCGCAGGAAATTCTTATGCTAGTAAACTGACTAACAAATTTGTTTGGGATTATTCAACCCCAGCAGTTCGTTATGCCTCAAACTTCTTTGTTGATGGTCCGGTTGCTGACATTACATTAACTAGTGTAGCAATTGCTAATACAGCTGGACAATTTACTGCTACTAGCGCCGCATTGGCACTTGGACAATCAGTTTTAGTATCAGGTACAGCAGCTGCTAACACCACAGGCACTATCTCTGGATACAGTAATCCAAGCACATATTATATTGTGGCTACTGACGGATCAACATCATTTACATTGTCTGCTACTGAAGGCGGTACAGGACTAACAACTGGTGTAGGTAATACAGTAGGTTGGACATTTGCAATTGAAGGCACAAGTACAGTTAAATCTGGTGCAGATATTGCTACTTGGACTAACGGCACAGGTAATTTAAGCCTGGGTTTAGTACAAAACTACACAAGCTAATCAACAAATTAGTTGTATTTGTTAAATCCCCCTTAATTGGGGGATTTTTTTCCTCTAGCGATTCTGTATAAATAATCGAAAGGATCTCAAGATGTCTACATACAAAACTACCAGTGGCGACTTTACACTTACCTGTGATAACGGTAATGGTGTTTTTACGATCAACGCTCAGACACTGTTTGCTGGAAATGTAACTTATACCTTTCCAAGTGTTAGCACCAGTGCGTTTATCACCGTGGCCGCTAATAATACTGGCGCAATTACAGACATGGGACTATTGGCCCAAACCGGAGTTAGTTCATTTGCCGGATTGAGATTTGACACTGGTGTTAGCGCCTGGCAAGTTAGTTCAAATGTGTACGGAAACGGAAATCCGATTACAGCCTATGCTAATATTGGATCAACAGCCGCCGGCGCCAACACAAATATCCAGTTTAACAACGACGGAGTATTTGGTGGCAATACTAATCTCAGCTACGATTATGCCAATAGTGCATTAACCCTTAACGGGCATGAGGTATTAGGAAATATTGGAGCGGCACCGTCTGCTCCAAGTAATGCAGTGGCAATTTATAACAATGCAGTTGGCGATGGGGCCACTGGCGTATATGTAATTTCGTCTAATGTAGACGATGAATTAATTAGTGCAACGCAAGCTCGTAAATTTTCAATTATATTTTAAGGAACAAAAATGTCAATAACAACAGCAACAGCCACATCGGCAGGTAACATTGTTTATACCAGCAGTGGCAATACTGCCATTACATGGCTTAGCTTAAACAACTGGGGACCATCTAATGTGACTGCAAATTTATTTGTAGTACCGAATACTGGGTCTGCTGGCACACCTAATCAAGTTTATTACTCATTGCCATTGGCCAGTGGTGATACATACCAAATTTATGCTGCCAACGAAAAACTATTATTAGATGATGGAGATTTTGTACAAGTTGATTGCACAGGCAACATTGCAGTTGTAACATCATACACATCGGTTTAATGGGTTATTTTGTAAAAAATCGCCGCCTGCAGTCTGGGTCCACCGGCGTAGTGTTACCCACCGGGAGTTCTGCCAATCGCCCCGATAATGCGCCATTTGGCATGATTCGCTATAATACAGATTCGGGATATTGCGAATTTTTTAATGGCAGCATTTGGCAAAATATGGGCGTAGGTGGAAATATTGCCTATACTGTAGATGATTTTATTGGCAATGGAACACAAACAGTATTTACTATGAGCATTGCTGAAAGTATAGCCGAACAAATCATTGTATTTGTAGGATCAATATACCAAATTCCTGTAATAAATTACACAGTTGATGGAGGGTATGATATTACTTTTACAAGCCCACCTCCAATTGGCGTTCCAATCAATGTCATACACACCACCAACTAACAGCTAAATACTTTATCTAGGGATAATTTATGGCGATTAGTAAAATAGCAGGGCAAATGCTTCAAAGCACTCTCGCAAGAGATGGCAATAACCTCGCATTTACCGATACAGCAAACACAACCCCAACACTTTATTTAGATATCGCCAACACTCGTGTTGGCGTTAATACTAGCAATCCCACAGTAGAGCTCACAGTTCAGGGTAACATTTTGGCCACTGGCAATGTTACCGCCAGCAGTTTTATTGGTAAAATTCCAGCAAGCGACTTCCAACTTTATGTGGCTACCAATGGTAACGACGCTAATGATGGCAATTTAAATCAACCATTTTTAACAGTTAAAGCCGCTTTAGCAGCCGCCGCCAGTATAGGCGGGTTTGTTTCGGTTAATGTGGCCCCTGGAATTTATGTTGAAGATAATCCAGTAACTATTCCACCTAGTGTAAGTTTAATGGGCGACAATATTCGCAGTGTTCATATTCGCCCACAAACGGCTTCTGCTGATTTATTTTATGTCAGCAGCGGATGTTATGTCTGGGGATTAACCATTGAAAATTACACAGCCAATGGATTTAGTTATGACCCAACTACAACAACAACAGCCTATGTAAGTCCGTATATTCAAAATATAACATCCTACACCACAACCGGCACTGCTGTTTTGATTGATGGAAATTTATGCAGCCAATACAGTACCAAGGCCATGATTGTGGGATTCTTTACCATTATTAATCAGGGCGGCGTCGGCATACATATTTTAAATTCAGGCTATAGTCAGCTGGTCAACATCTATACCATTGGTTGCGATGTTGGAATTAAAGTTGAATCTGGCGGTTTCTGTACACTCAACGGAAGTGATTGCTCAATTGGCAACTATGGATTGGTAGCCGACGGGGTTGGACCCCTACAGACAACAGGACAGGTTGTAAGTGAATTCCAAGGAGCCTTTGTTCTTGATACTTTATCAAACGGCCAACCGCATGTAAACACAGTTATGTTAATTACCGGCGATCCTGAATATTATACCATAGATACAATTGTACCTAATGTTCCCGGAGTTGGAAATAGCACTGTGATAATCCAACAAATTTATACAGGTAATGCTGCCCCAGGCACTGAGGTTAGTTTTTATACTCGTAGTAGTATTATTGCTAGTGCCCATACTTTTGAGTATGTGGGCGCTGGCACTAATCCTGCTACCGCATTACCCCAGTATGGCGGAATTCCTATCGAAGCAAATGAAGTAGTAGCCACCAACGGAGCGGTTGTAACCTATACTAGCACCGATCAAAAAGGTAATTTTAAAGTGGGTTCTGGATTTATTGTTAACCAAGCAACGGCTACAATTACAGGAGATGCGTTTTATAAGAGTTTGTTTGCCCAGATGACTCCGTATATATTGGCATTAACAGAAAGCTAATATCCATAAGTAATAAACAAGGAAAAGATTATGTCAGGCGCATTAAACATATTTAAAACAGTAACAGCAAATGTAAGTACAACACCAACTGATGTGTACAGTACTCCTCTTGGGTATTCAAGTGTGGTTCTTATGGCGCAAATTAGCAACATTGATGTAGCAAACACTATTCAAATTACCGCCGGACTTAATAGGACCGGCAATGTTACATCATTAGTAAGTAATGCTAGCGTTCCAACTAACGATGCTATAACTGTATTAACCGGCCGACTAATTATGAATTATGGCGACAGTTTTCAAGTAAGCGCCAGCGCCAATGCCAGCTCACAATTAACTTTAAGTCTGTTAGAAACACTGACCGGATAATATGTCAGTAAATAAAACCAATCTTCTCAGTGGTCGTGCTCAGTTAGTTCCGTATGCTAATCTTACAGCGGACCGCTATCAATTTTTAAGTTTAAATCAAGCTGAGCCTAGTCTTGGTTCTGGACTTGTTGGGAATGTATTAACTATCGGTATAGGTAATACAAGAGTTTGGTCGGCTGATTTAAATATTGTATCGGCTAATTTGTCAGGCGATTTGTCAGTAGTTGGGAATATCGTAGGTGGAAATATTACTGGTAATG